CTTTTTTAAACAGTTCCTAAAAGATATTTATAAAAACAGGGAGTCAGAGACTCCCTGTTTACTTTACTTTGCGAACCAAAGCTCTAAGAAAACTTCTAAGTAATTGAAATATACTATTCGACTTAATCCAAGGTATTAAAGCCAATATCTCTGATATTAGCCATAAGGTAGCAAAAATAACTGTTACTCCATGAGCAACAACTAGACATGTTATCACTTACAATTCTTAAGAAGAGCTGCTCTTACTGAGCTTGCAATAACATCATCGATATCATTATCTGTAGTCTTTACATATCTATCAACAAGATCTACCACTAGTCTTTTGGTGTGGCAGGAATTTAAAAAAGCAAATAAAATTGGTCTTACTAATTCTACAACGTTTGCCATGATTTTCTCCTTAAAGCAAATTTAACTTTGGAGGAACCCCTTTTTATTTATGATTTTTCGTCTTCTTTCTTGAGCTTAACCTTCTTTTTCTTTAAAGAAGCATTATGTGCTTTAACATCGGGTCTCCAATCTTCTTCCCCAGGCTCATCTCTATCTTTATAGTGCCCAGAATAAGTTTGATATCTACCATAATATCTTTCGGAAACTTGTTCTGATTCCTCCGACATACCATGAAGGGTTTTCCCTCTGGTTAGCTTATCAATAGCATGAGCACTTCTTAGGGTCTTTTCTGCGTAATCAGCACCATCTCTCTTTGGTAATTTAGTTGTGCTGTATTTCGGACCTGTTTTCTTTTCACCTGGCTTACTAGTAGATCTCCACTCTCTCTCATGCTTTTTTTCTGCTGCTCTTTCTTGTGCAGCTAACTTTCTTAGTTCTTTTCTTTCTTCACTGCTCTCTTCAACATATTCAGTTTCTTCAAAATGCTTGCTAGCTGCCTTGACCATATCACGATGTGCTTTGGTCTTTTTCATATCAGCAATAGCCTTTTCATTATTTTTTTGACGCTTGTTCATATCAGTTTCTAGATATGAATCGTCTTTCTTTGCTTCTTCAATTTTATCATCATGTGTGCTGCAGCCTTCATCTTCCTCCCCCTTTTCCTTTTTCTTGAGGGATGCTTTCGCTTTGGTTTTCATCTCTTCGATTAAACCTTTAATACTGTCTCTATAAGTTTCTTTCATGAGATCTTCTGTTTTAGGATTTACAACTACACGTTTAAATTGCTTTCTCTTGGTGCTGTTATTATTCTCCATCTTCAATCCCCATTGCTTGACGCCAAGAATATGATTCTCTATTAAGTTGCTTCTTCTCAGAAGGAGTTAGAGCACCTCTCTGAGCACCTCTTGCTGCTTGCTTTGCTTTTACAGCAGGATCATTTGACTTGTGAGCATAACCATGGAGACCAGGAGATGATGATGTTGTCTTACGGAAGTCACCTCTTTGCTTTCTCGCAAGTTCTTGTCTCGCCTTTGCCTTCTTATCGTCACCATAGGTTGGTCTGTTCTCAAGTGCAGTTGCTCTATCTGCAGACTTACCGCCACCAGTAGACTTAGCAATCTTATTACGAATAGGTGCTTCATCATATCCACGCTTTGCCATTGCAGTTGCTTCATCAATTTCAAACTGCTCCTTAGCAATCTCACCCATTGCCTTTTGCTTACGCAGTTTCTTAGGATTCTTGGTTACTGAACCACCATATCCCTCTCCATCATATCCAGTATGACCATAATCATCAGCACCTCTAGACCAATTTCTACGAGCTTGATCCATTTCACCTCTTGAACCGTAGCGAGTACTTCCACTTGCTAGTCGATTCTGTCTGCTTGCGTGCTTTTCTGCTTCCTTTACTTTTTTGGTTTTCTCACCCCTTTGTGAATACTCACTTGCAGGTTTACGCATTCTACTAAGAGTCAGTTTACTCATTGCAGATCTAGCATTTGGAGTTTGACCATAAGAACCCTCTGCTTCAGCAATTACCTCATCATCAATTTCAAACTCTTCTTTGCGAGTTGTCATTGCTTTAGCAATCGCAGCACGGCGATTCTTTAGATACTTATCGTTCTTATCATTCTTCTTGCCATCATTATCAACGTCGGAATCTTCCTTACCTACAGCATCTAAAGCTTCTCCAAGCTTTCTACCACCTCTACGAGCAGTTAAGACTGCTGCAATTGCTGCCTTTCTTCTTTCTTCTTTAGTTCTTCCTGCTAGTTGAGCAGACTTCGAAGATTGGAAATCTTTGATTGCAGTTCCCATATCAGTTTTAGATGTAATCTTTTCATCTAAATGCTCTACTGATTCTTTGGGAACACAGTTGGGAACATCTCTACTACCTTTCTTTTTCATCCCAACCATTTCATATCCTTTCCAGCAAGGATCATCTTGCTTTCCTTTATTTCCAATATATTTTTTCTTTTCATCTAGCATCTGCTGATGTAGATCTTCAATATCAATTCCTTCCTGAACGCCAATTCCCATTGCTGCCTTGATGCCAAGGTCAGAAGGCTTTCTTGCAGACTTGTTGCCCTTCTTGTCTGTAATCATATAGCTACCATCAGATCTCTTACTGGTAACTACAACTTGCTGACCATTGTATTGATATACTCTACCAATATTTCTATCTTCAGTTTCTTCTCTCTTCTTCATCAACTTATCTTTTTCAACTGGAAATCCAGCATAACCTTCCATAGGCTCATCATACTGCTCCACTTCAGAATAAACTTTTAATGCAGCATCCTTTAATCTCTTTGTTGGAAGAGCTTGATTGTTAGCAATAAACTCAGAAAAGCTGATCTCTTCCATAAGACCAAGCTCAACCTGTCTGAGAATTTTTGTTTGCTCTTCAATAGAATAGCCAATTAATGAAGAGGCTAGGGAAAGTGAAAGACTCATTTTTTAGTTTTACCTACTTTTATAATACTATTTATTTTTTCTAAACTCTGAGAATTTTACAACAGGTTGCCCTGGTGTCATTTTTTGAACATCCTCTCTATACTTATCGCCTCCAACATACCAATTATTTCCTGTCGATGATTGATCTGCAGACTCTTTCTTATTTACTTCATTCAATGAAGTAAGCCAAGCTCTATGAGAATTATTATCCTGATCAACAAAAATCAAATAGTTGGTTCCTCTGTGTAATACTTCTCCTCTAATTCCAGTATCCATGTGCTCAACAATGGCACCAATTTTATAGATATTTTCTAGAATATAGTGATGGCGTAGTGTTTCATAATCTAAGCTAGGAGCAATCTCCCATACTTCATGAATTGATTCGACCTTTTTCTTTTTGGCAGCAGGCTTCTTTTTCTCTTCTTTCTTAGCCATTGCTGCCTGAACATCTTGCATTAATTTTTTCGAATGCTCTGGATCTGTTCCTTTTGGCATCCCAGTATGAAAGCTTTCATGATCATCTTTTTGAGCATGTAATCTTTGCTTAGATGCAGAAAGTGTTTCAATCGGATCCGTCGATTCTTCATCTCGGGCTCCTGCAGATTGAACATCAATCTTTTTAATATTTGGATACTTATCTTTATACTTGTCGAATAAAGATTGGAACTCTTCTACACGATCGTCACCTACTACCATCTTTACATGAGTATGTCCCTCATCGTGTAGACTTGACATAATATCAAACACATTTCTGTGCTCTCCAGTAGTATCAATTTTATCCGCATGTTTTGGAAACAAATTCTGCATATGCGTAACCTTAGTCTTATGATCTAAGGGATTCTTTTTTGCGTCTTGTGATGGGCTAGCATAAACTCTATAGTTCTTACAAGCTTTACCACAAGAATCTAAAAGTTTACCATGACCAGCATGTGGAGGATTGAATCTTCCAAAGGTAAAAGCAATTTCCTTTTTCTCGGTAGGTTTTTTGGGGGCAGCTTGACCAGTTGTGGCTTTCTTTAAAGTCTCTACTGCTTCAAGAATAAATTGCCTAAATTTCATTTTTTCCAATCCTTAGCTACTGTAAAATTTGCTCTAGAAAATTCAAGTCTGTCTACAAGTTTCATTGCCATCCCATCTTTAATTGCAACAAATCCTTCTGGAGAAGTCGCACGGTATCCATTTTCATCCTCTAAAAATGTTCCCACACCTTCAATCTTCTTAAGCTTATTGATAAGCTGAATTTTTGCAGCCATCAAATTTTTAAATCCAGATAGTGCTGCAAACATAGTAGATTTATTACTATTTAGAAATTTGAGAGAATCTGCACGTTTCTTTTCCCACTCTAGTTTAGCTTTTTCTGTTTTCTTTTTGGTGATTTCTGCCTTATATCTTGCCTCAACAAAGGAAGCAAAGCCAGCAGCCATTGCACTAGAATTACTAGGAATGACTCCCTTTTTAATTACATCGTTGAAGTAAATTTTAAATAAGGCTGCATAGTCAAATGACTTTGTGCCCCCGCCAATAATATCCAGAAATGGTTTTCCCTGCTTTAAGTTTCTTTCAGCAACAGTAATGCTATTGTTGAGTTTTGCTTTTTCAGTTGTGCTCAAATTAGCTGCACCCCCAACATTTTGGAATGTTGCAGAGAATACAGCAACTTTAGAATATCCCTGATATGGAGATACATCAACACCAAACCCAGCATTCATAGTTGCCATACTAGTTCCAGTATAGTGAGTATGAAATACAATACCCATTTCACTATTGCCTACTTTTTTACCAAGCTCCGTATTTGCGTCAACACAATAAGTAATTGTGTTTGGTCTAAATCTATAGCAATCTTTACCCCCCATCTTTGCTAACGGA